CACCAGCCAGCGGGCCTTGCCGGAGCGACCGGCGATGGCTGCCGGCTCCATTATTCACGCTCCTCGATGGTGAAGCGCAGCGACACCAGACCATCGGTGCCGACCTTGAAGCTGTCTGGATCAGGCGTCGCCCATCCCTCGACCTTCGGCTCGGCGATTTCCACGACGGCGCTGTTGACCAGCGGGTAGCGGATCATCGTGCGCAGCGGCACGGCGAGGTTGCCCGCCCCATCCGCCGTGGCGTCAGCGCGGGACTTGTAGGCGTAGCGCTGGCCCTGGCTGATGACAGACAGCCACTGGCCATTGCGGAAGAGGTAGCCGGGCGTCAGGCCCTTGAGGTTGAGCGTGCGGCCGGACTGCATGGCGCCGTTGACCAGCGGGGCGCCGGGAGCCCCGAGGTCGAGCCCCGGCTGCAGGATTTCCATGACGACGGTGTCGCCCTCTTCCAGCAGATCATCCCACTCGAGGCTCTTCTCATAGGACATCGGCGGCAGCGCGATATCCCACGCCCAGCGCGTACCGGGGCGCAGGTTGCGGCCGACGGGACCGCCGTATCCCGGCCGCGTCTCGTTGCGCGCGCTGATAGGCCGGGGCGTCATCTCTGACGGCCCCGGCCACGTGGGCAGGTATAGAGGCATGGAGTTTCCCTACGAACCGCGTCGCTGGCGTCCGACCGCCTGGCGCTGCTGCCGGGCCGTCTGGCTCATCGTGAGTTTGGGGGCGTCGTTCATGGCGCGGCCGTAGGCTCGGGCCTCGCCGGCGGCGATCTCGCCTTGGATTTGGCGCCAGAACTCAGGCGTCATGAGGTTGCCCGAGATGTGGTAGACGTTGCTGCCCGACGGCCCACCGTCTTGGCCGGGGCGGCGGATATCCACCATCTCGCCCGGCGTGGCGCGGAAGGCGACCAGCGAACTATCGACGCCGCCGGAGCCGCCGACCGTGAACGATCCACCCGTCTTGAAGCCGGGAAGTTTGCTGAACCAGCCTCCGACGCTGGAGAAGATGTTGCCCAGGTTGAAGCCGCCAGATCCGCCACCACCCGCGTTGAAGATCGAACGTCCGACCGACCTCAGCGCGTCGTTCATCACGTTGCCGAAGACCGCGCGCAACACGCCCTGCCAGTCGCCTCGCAGCGCGCTCTCAATGCCATAGGCGAAGGAGTCGGCGAAGCGCTCGCGGCTGTCGTGGATCGCCTGGTTCATCCGCTCGACGGCGTCCTGAATGGCTTGGACGCCCGGCAGATCGCCTACGGGAGTTAGGCGCGGCGCGTCTGGCGTGGTCAGACCGTCGGCGTCGAGCCCACCGCTATCTCGCGCAAACTCAGCCGCGAGCCGTCGACGAAAATCAGCAATCACTTCCGACGAGAACCAACCAGACCTGGCAGCCTCATCCAGAGCTGCGCTTTCCTCGGCGAACGCGAGATTGATCTTCTCACGCTCGGTCATCAGTCCGCGCATGATGCCCTGCACCCGGCGGCGCAGGTCTTCGAAGGCGTCGCCAGCCTTCTTCGTCGCGCGCTCGGCTGGTTCGACCAGCGTTTCCTGCAGCTTGGCCATCCAGTCACCGACCTCAGTGACCATGTCCGGAATGTCTGAGTTGCCGACGACGCGGATATAGAGGTTATGGAAGGCGTCACCGACCTGCTTCACGCGGTCGATCACCCACTTCATCGTGTCGCCCAGTCGGCCCAGCAGCCAGTTGCGAACACCCTCTGCCATCATGCGCATCGCCTCGACGGCGCGCGGTCCGATGTCTGCAAAGGCCTTGCCGAGGTTCTGCGCGAGATTGGAGACGAGCCGCTTCGCGCCTTCCCAGGCGCCTGCGAAGTCGCCCGTAAGCAGGTCGCCCAGAACGCTCAGGCTGTCGCCGATCAACTGGAGCCCGGCCGTGACCAGTCGAACGAAGAGGGTCAGCGCTCGAATGGCGACTTCACCGAAGACCGATGCATACAGCGTCGCGAACTGGACGAGGGTCTGCCCGACTTCACTGTTGAGAACGGTGTCGAAGGCCGCGCCCAGGTCGCTCAACAGACCACCGACCGTCTTGAACAGGTCCCCCAGCGCCGGGCCCAGCGTCTTATGCGCCACCGACCAGAGGTTCTGTAGAACCGGGATGATCTGATCCTTGAGCTTCAGGAAGGCGGCCACGGCGACCGCCACGGCGGCGCCAACGGCGAGTAGGATGGGCGCGAGGGGGGCGAGAACGGCCAGGAGGCCCGCACCGCCGAAGGCCGCTGTGATGGTGCCCACGGCGCTGATCAGCGAACCGATGACCATCAGCACCGGGCCGATGGCCGCTGCGACGGCGGCGAACACCAGACCGACTTGCAGCAGAACCGGGTTCGCGGCGGCGATCTTCTCCATGATCCCCGCGATGCCCTGCACCACCTTGCCGACAGTCTCGAGCAGTCCGCTGTTGCCGATGGCGATGGCCAGTTCTTCGAACGCGCCGCCGAGCTGCTCCAGCTGACCGTTCAGGCCCTCCATCCGCTTGGCGGACTGGGCAGCCGCGTCAGTGGCCGCGATCTTGGCGGCGATGTTGTCCAGCCCGTCGGCGCCCTGATCCATCAGGGCAATGGCCGTCCGCATGGAGTCCGTGCCGAAGATGCGGCTCAGAACCTGCGTCTTCGCCTGATCGGAAAGCCCGCCCAGCTTGTCCTGAAGCATCTGGGCGATATCGGCCATCGGCCGCATGTTCCCGGCTGCGTCGTGGAAGGTCAGGCCATACTGGGCCATCATTTCCGCCGCCTGCTTCGTCGTCGGGACCATCCTCTGCAGGAAGGTCTTGAAAGACGTGCCCGCGTCAGAGCCCGACGCGAAGAGCGGGCTGGTCGCGGCCAGGACCGTGTTGAAGTCCTCGAACGTCACGCCGAGGTTGGCCGCGACCCCGCCCGCCTGACCGATGGCGAGCGTGAAGTCGGAGAAGTCGAGCTTACTCTCGTTCACCGCGCCGGTGATGCCGTTCACGATCCGGGGCAGGTCCTGCACCGTCAGCTTGAACTGCGCCATGCTGTCCGTGATCGCCGCCGCTGCGGGATCGAGTTCGGTTCCGGCGGCAGCGGCCAGATCCACCGCCGCGCGCGCCGCGCCGCCGAGGATGTCTTCGACCGAGACGCCCGACTTGGCCAGCATGTCGATGGCGTCGGCTGCGGTGCTGGCGCTGAAGACCGTCTCTCGCCCGATCTGGCGGGCCAGGTCGGTCAGTTGCTTGAAGGTTTCTCCCGTCGCGCCCGTCGAGATAGACACGCGGTTCATGGCGGTCTCGAAGTCCGCCGCGGTCTTCGTGACGGCGAGGCCCAGCCCGACAATCGGCAGCGTCAGGGCGGTCGACATGGTCTTGCCCACGTCGCTGATCTGCTTGCCGATCTTCTGGAACTCGCGACCCGCCTTGCGCAGTTCCTTCTGCGCTCGCGTCAGCCCTCCCTCAAACTCGGCGGCGTCCAGCCCCAGGACGACCTTAAGCGCGCCGATAGTCGCTGCGGACATAGGCCCTCCTTGCGGACAACGGCCGCCTGAGTCTGAATGGGGGAATGAAAACGATGCTCTTCGCGGCTGTGATGGCCGCTACTTCCGCGCCGTCTGCAGATCAGCTGGCTGCGGTTCGAGACGCGCTCGACGCCCGATTGCTCGACTATCCGTCAGCCCGATTTCGAGAGGTGACGGCGGACGACGCTGTCGTGTGCGGTATGGTCAACGCCAAGAACAGGGCTGGCGCTTTCACCGGATGGGTCCGCTTTGGAGCGTTCTATGCCGACGGAAAGGCTACCGTTTACATCGACGACGCCGAGCGGCCGCCGCTGCTTCTCGATCTCTATTGCGACGAGAGCCGTGCGCCAAAGTCACCCGATTACTCCGACCGACTGACGCACCGATAGGGCCGGCCAACGGCCAGCCCCATCATTGTGACGCCTTCGCTCGCATCGCGGCGAAGACGCTCTTCATCTGTTCAGCCGACTGGATGACCGCCTGAACGCGTTCGCCAAGCAGTTCCTGATAGGTCGGCATCTTCTTGATCCGGCCCAGAGCGGCCGTGTGCCAGGCCGCCCAAGCGACCTCGCGGTGCGCCTGCTCCTGAAGGTCGTGAAACGCCTCCAGCGCGAGCGCGAGCGTGCGGGGCGTCTGTCGCCAGAACTCGGCGTCAGATCGCCCCGTCCGGAACCACGCCCTTAGGCTTCGGTCCCAGTTCCACGCTTCTCCGGGCCCCTCCGAGGGGAGCCCTTGGGCTTCCCCTGCTCGGCCGCCGGGAACGCCGCCTTGAGGCTCTCGCCCATCTTCTTGGCCGCCTCGCCAATGCCGATGGCGTGGACGATATCACCCGCCTCGATCTCGCTCAGGTCGGGGTGGTGGCGCTGGAAGCCGACATGGAAGATGCGACGGATGCTCTTGAGCCCCTCGATCTTCGCCGTGCCGTCCATGATGCCGGGGAAGTCGTCCTCCAGCTCACAGAGGGCGTTCAGATCGAGCAGCAGAATGAAGGTCCCGGCCAGCGGCCCTTCCTTCACATCGATGTCGATCTCACCCTTGATCCGGTTGCTCATGCCTTACGCTCCCGCCTCGGTGTAGACGGGCAGGCCCGAGACCTTCATCGGCAGGCTGAACCGACGGACGCTGTCGACCTCGATGGGCTCGCCCGGCTTGCCGGTGACGATGGCGTTGAAGTCCTCGGTGGCGCCGTCCGGATAGTCGATCCGGAAGCCCTGGACATCGTCTTCAAGGAACAGTGCCGACGCCTTGGCGTAGGCCGCATCGGTCCAGTTGAACATGACGGTCACCTCGCCGCCATCCCGCAGGGTGCCGATGAACTCGCGCGTGCCGTTGGGCGACTTCAGGTGGGTGGTGTCCGCCGTTTCACGGGTCGGGTTCGGCGGCGTGATCGAGACGGCTTCACCGATCTCAGCGTAGACGGCAGGCGTGACCCCAGCCGCGGACGTGCGATGCGAGAAAGACGACCCAAGGCCGATGGTGGCTTCGGATGCTGCCATGGTGATCGGCCCTCCTTAGGCCGGGCTGAAGGACACCCGGACGTCAATCCGGGTGCGGAAAAGGATGTTGGGCGCCTCGCCGAACGAGCCGCGCTCCTCATCGAGGATCACGCAGCCCTGGAACTTCACGCCGCCGATGATCTGTCCGGTGGCGGGCAGGGCCGCCTTAAAGGCTTCGCCGATGGCCTTGGCGGACAGGAAGGTTGTTCCCCAGCCGTCGCCCTGAACGCGCGCCATGACCAAGCCGCTGGGTCCGCCCAGGTGCCAGTCTGGCGGGCCGTCGATCAGATGCAGCGCAAGGCTGGGCGCTCCCTCGCGCACGGCCCACTGGATACGGTCGTTGACCAGAGCGGTTAGAGCCGCGTTAGCCGCGAGGTGGCCGCGTAGAGCTTCCTCCATGCTTCACCTCTTCGCCTTCATCGCTCGGCGCTGCGCGCGCTGGCGGGACTTGTCGATTTCGTTCGCGAGCGCGTCCTTGGTGCGCTCCAGCGTTGGACGCTCCTCGCGATCCCAGGTCGGCCGGGCGTAGGGCTGCGGACCGTGGTGTTCGTTGCCGAACTCCTGTTGCGTCGCCTGCGGCGGCATTCCCCCACCCACGACCGAAACGCCGGCGTAGACCTCGACCGTGCTGCTATCGGGGAAATGCTTCTTCGCGCCTTTCTGGCGTTTGGTCCCGACGTCGATGGCCTCGACCAGATCCTCGAGACGCTTGGGCGCCTTCCCCTTCATGCCGTCGGCGACGGGGCGCAGCGCCTCAAGGCCGGTGCGGCGAAGGATGTTGCGGGCGGTGGCCTTGGAGAACACGCCGAGGGCTTTCTCCATCTCGGCGAAGCCTTCGGTCCGAAGCTTCATTGGGCGCCCGGCGCCTTCGTCACGGCGTGGACTTCCACGATGTCGTCAAAGGGACGGACGTCCTGAATGTCGTACTGGAGCCCGCCGATCTCGATCTTCATCGAGACGTCGACCGGGCGGGCATAGAAGCGGAAAACCGCGCGGCGCTGGGTGTCCGTGCCGTCGTTGGCCAGAAACTCCTTGCCGCCCGGGTACGTCACTTTGGCCCACGGGCGGGCGAAGACAACCGGCTGCTCGACAGGCGCACCGGCGCCATCACGGCCGGTCTCTTCGAACCGGATGAGCGCGATGCGCTTGTCGAACTCGCCAGGGTCCATCTCAGGACTTGGCCTTCGGGTCTGGGGCGGCCTCGGGTTCCGCCAGAACCTTGGCGGCGCGGGCGGCCTTCAGACGGTCGCCCGACAGTTCGACCTCCGATCCGGCCGGATACTCCTCATAGGAGGTCTCGCTGGTCGGGTAGCGAAAGCGCTTGGCGAAACGATGGGTAGACATGATCAATCACCTCCAGGTGCGGAAAGGAGCGAGGAGCGCCTCGACGCCGAACGGCATCTCGGTCACGGAAAGGTTGCCGGTGTTGACGGCCATGCGGTTGCGGAACCACTGGCCGATGAGCAGGAGAACCGCCTGCTGGATCGAGGCCGGGGCGGTATCGCCGCCGGACAGGTACTGGACGCGAACACCTTCAGCGTCGCCGCGCAGGCTGGGCCATGAGGCCCCGTCCTTGAGGGACAGGCCGCCCGCCACGATCTCGTAGCTGTCGGCATCAAGGGTTTCCTCGACCCCGGCGGGGGAGATGTATTTGACGCTGACGATCTCGGTCGCCGGGCCATAGGGCAGGACGTCGGCGCCCGAGAAGGTATTGCAGCGAAGCTCGAGCGTCTGCGAGAGGATGGTCCGACCGAGCCAGCCGGTCGGACCGTCGATCCATGCGGTCGCCGCAGCGATGTACGCCTCGATCAGATCCTTCTCGCTGTCGTCAGTTTCCTCCAGCCGAAGGTGCTTCTTCGCCAGCGGGTAGCTGACCAGCCCAGCGGGCGGGGCGACGACGACGACCGGCATGGTCAGTCGGCCTTGGCGGCGGCTTCGGCAGGCTTGCCGCGCCCCTTCACCACCGCGTCCTTGGCCTTGGCTTCGGCCTTGGCGGCGGGTTCGGGGGCC